AGATCGTGGATATCTTCTTCCAACCGATGACACTGTTTCACTTAAATTCTTGGAAGGCATGACCATTCAGGATCTTCCTGACAATGGTGCTGGTAAAAGAGCGTTCTCTGAGTGCATGGCTACGATTCGCGTAAGCAATCCTAGAGCACTCGGTAGTATTGTTTAATTATTTCGGGTTTATATCAGCCGATAATGTTGTTACTTGGGAGCCGGTTTAAGGGGTTAGACCGGCTCCCTTTTTCTTTTTAAATATGAGTCTTAATATAATCGTAAGAGGCGGTAAACGAAGTGGTGGAATGTCGGGTGAAGAGATGGCACACTATCTTTCCAAAAAGGCAGAAGCACAAGCCGAGCGTGAAAAAGCTGGCTATAAGGGCAGGGCATTAGCGGCTCGTAAATACGGGCAATCTGTTAGCGGAGGAAAAAACTTCCGAGCAGTTCGATCTGTCGATCTTACGACTTACTTGAGACATGAGCAGGAGCGTCCTGGCTGTATGTCTGATCCCGAGTACTCGAGGGATTTCGCTAAGAAGAATCCTGAGACAGTAATTGGATCGTGAGAACTGTATCCTATAGCGACTTAAAGAATAGATTCACTTCGGCAATCGGAGTGGACTCTTTACTTTCGGTTGAGGAGACAGCATTCAAGAACTCATTAAATGATCGTGTTAAGGGAGCATGGACGCGGGCACAGTGGCCAGAATTGATGTCATTGAAAGAAAAGACAGTGGCGGCAATTACCACGCCATTGGTGGCCGACAAAGCGGTTCAGATCGACAATGACTCGGACATTATGGATGTCTTTGCGGTCTTCGATAAAAACCCGCTGAGTGACCGCCAGGCGATCAAGTTGGAATATAATCTGATCAATGGATATCTGATTTTAAAAGCAGACTCCACACAATCGACAGTATTCGTGCAGGGCAACCAGGTGACCCCTAGCAGTTATGGTGATGGAGTAGGAGAGACTTCTACACTCCCACGATTCCTCGAGCGTTACTTACTACTCGCAACAGTCAGTGACTGGTATAAGTCAGACGGCCAATTGGATAAAAGCATCCAGCAAGAGGCATTAGCCGAAGAAACCCTGGCACTCGAAATCGACCGAGTCGAGAGGCTGGAGGGAATGAACAAAATTTCGGTCAATACATATCCGAGCTACTCGTTCGGAGTTAACATTTTAACCACAACATAATTATGGGATTATCATCAATAAATATTCAAAATGTAATGGGTGCAAATGGATGCGTCTATGTAAATGGAACAGGAGCAAATACCGGCGATTTTACAGCTATTCAGTTTACCGAGGATTCAGTAATCGGAGGTATAACTGGATTGATGGATAACTCGGCAGACTTAGTTTCTGACGCTACAGTTTTTTCGCAGGGGCAGGTGCTGTACATACCTAACACAACTTCCGTTACCTTGGCTTCAGGAGCGGCCATTCTCTATAAAAAATAATGCCAAACTTAGGCATAGGGCTTTTTATTGGAGATTCTGAAGGTGATGCACAGGTCGGGCCTGTCGGTCCCAATGGAGTAATCCAATCAGAGGTAGGAGAATTCTTACAGGTGGAGGCAGGACAATTTTTAGCATTCGATGCAAATGTTTCTTATTGGACTCCAACTTTGTTAACCACAGAAAATTGGTACGATGCAGCAGATACTGCTACTATTACAGATACAGCAGGGGTAGTGTCACAGTGGGACGACAAGTCAGGCAACGCTAATCATTTGACTGCTGTTGGTAGTAGTATTTTTACGGATAGAAGAACTAGGAACAGTAGTAATGTTATGGACATTGAGGAGGGTTCGTATTTTCGTAAAACCTCTTACCAATTACCTGCTGATTGTTCGATATTTATGATGGCAGGGATTGATGCCGTTAGTGTTAATACAGATGCACTTTTAGCTATACGAGGCGGGTCATCTCAAAACTTTCAATTTGACTCAGGAGATGTAGTAGGAGATCAAGATCAGTTTTTTGCTCGCTTTAATGCAACTAATATAGGTACTACTAATACTTTCTCTCCTACTGTAGACCAAAAAGGGCCGTCAATATATGAATTAATTTTTGATTTAAACGGAGATGGTGATCTAGAAGTTTTCATAGATGGCACAACTTTTGGTACAACTGCGTACACTGCTCAATGCGGAGCAGGAGCGGAATTACTTCTATTCACAAATCGTTCCCTGAATCAATTTCCTGACGGATGTGCTGCTGAATTTATCATTGTTCCATCAGTACTTTCTACAACAGACAGACAAAAAATGGAGGGATACCTCGCACACAAATGGGGTCTGACTGCACAGTTAGATGTCTCCCATCCTTATAAAACTTCAAGACCACTCGCATAATACTCATGGCTAATAAAAAAATTACAGAACTTACAGACCTGCCGAGTCCAGCCGGAGCCGATATAATGGCTATCGTAGACGATGTATCAGGCACACCCACAACTAAGAAGGTAACCGCTACTAACCTGATGACCCTAGCACCTGTGCAAAGCGTTAACACAGCAACAGGTGCAGTAGTACTAGACGCAGATGACATCAGTGACGCTTCAACCACCAACAAGTTTGTTACAGCTGCCGACATTACGAACCTTGGTAACTTAAGCGGTACGAATACAGGCGACCAAGACTTGAGTAGCTACTTACAGAGCGTATCAGCAGGAGATTTAACAGATGGCAACTTTGACGGGACTTCGATTTCAGGATTCAATGCTACAATCAACGATCAAACGGGAACTACATACACACTACTAGCTAGTGACAACGGCAAGGTCGTGGTACTTGATAATGCTAGTGCAGTAACAGTCACAGTACCAAGTGGTTTAGGAGCAGGATTTAATTGTTCATTCGTACAGAAGGGAGCAGGACAAGTAAGCTTTAGTGCTTCTTCGACTACTATAAACAACAGACAGTCGCACACTAAGATCAACGCTCAGTACGGAGTTGCTAGTTTATTGGCTTACGCTGCTGACACATTCGTTTTAGCCGGGGACACAGCTTCCTAAGATGACATTTGTTCTTCCAAGTATTGGTAGCGGAATAATCGCTAGTCCTACTTCTGCTCCTCCTGCTGCTTTTAACACCTACTCCGTAGACCTTGATGGAACTAATGATTATGTCAATGCGGTTTCACCTAGCGCTCTATCAAATGTTGAAGCAATAAGCGTTTGGTTTAAACCTGATTCTGCTATCACATCTATAGGACTGAAGGGGTACTTATTAGGTTTAGGGGGTTCTGATATAGGAATCGCTTTAGGTGGTGATTGGTTTGGCCCTGTCACAAATGAAGTAATAAGTGTTGTCAATGTTAATCATGTATGGAGTTATACGGGTAGTGGAGTGACTGTATCATCAGGTACATGGCATCACTTAGGTGTGCGATGGGAATCATCAAGTTCGTCCACTAATTCAGGAGTCGCTGGTTATGACATTTATCTTGATGGAGTAAAAGTAGGTAATGGATTTGGAACTTACTCGTCAGGTGGTGGTGCAAAAATTACAACCTCTGCAATAACCGCTGGTGCGAGAAACAGAAACGGAACTATAGAAGCGTTTTATAACGGGCTTATTGATGAGTTAGGAATATTTACTTCAGCAGTATCTGAGTCTGATTTGTTGGCTATGTATAATAGTGGCGTTCCTGCTGATTTATCTAGCTACTCACCCGCTTTGTGGTGGCGTATGGGAGACAATGACGGAGGTACGGGTACTACTATTACGGATCAGGGAAGTGGCGGTAACGATGGTACACTTACTAACGGGCCAACCTTTTCAACAGATGTACCTACTGCTCCTCCTGCATGGAATGGTAACACCTACTCGGTTTCCTTTGATGGGTCGGATGATTATGTTGATTGTGGGACAGTTAGTGCTTTAAATTCAGCGTCCACTTTTTCTGTCTCTGCGTGGTATAAAAAATCGTCCGCAGGTGCTGGCGGGTTGATTGTTGGAGGAAAGCCGTATCCGTCAAGGGAATTTTATATAGAACATTATAGTGATAATAATATTTATGTAGGTTACGATTCCTCTTTTGCGTCAGTATCTTCGACTTCTGATACTAATTGGCATCATGTCGTTTATGTCCGTGATTCAGGTACTCATAAGTTGTACTTGGATGGGAGTGACATGAGTTTAGGAGGAACGCCATCATCGACAACAGGTGCTAGTGCAGGACAAAATTTCAGTATAGGAAACCTACGCTATTACTCAGGTTATTTTGGAGGAGTAATCGATGAAGTGGCAGTGTTTAGTTCTGCGTTATCAGCATCAAATGTAACAGCGATTTATAATAGTGGCGTTCCTGCTGATTTATCATCTTACTCGCCCGTTCATTGGTGGCGTATGGGTGATAACGATGGTGGAACAGGAACGACCATTACGGATCAAGGTAGTGGCGGTAACGACGGTACACTTACAAACGGCCCTACATTTTCAACAGATGTACCTACTGCTCCTCCTGCTTTTAGCACCTACTCCATAGACTTAGATGGTATAACTGATTATGTATCTATTACTCCAAGCTCAAGTATTGACCTATATGGTGTTTCATTTTGGATTAATTGTGATTTTACTATTGATAAAAACACCACAAGAGGCGTATTGCTTGCTCCGGGTGGTACTAATTGGTTTCTTGGACTTGGTGGTAATTTCACAGGCACTCTCACTGATGAAATAATTTCAATAAACACAGGAGCAAGATATGGTTATTGTAGTTCTACTGACACTATCTCTACAGGTTGGCATAATATAATTGCAGCTTGGAGTACCTCTTCAGCTACAACAGGTGGAAATGGATATGACATTTATCTCGATGGAGTAAAAGTAGGAAACCAATCTAATACTACTTATGGTGCTGCAACTCTTTTTTCAATTCCGACTAGCGAAATAAGATTCGGGGAGAGATTTGGTGCATTTCCGTATCCGGGTTTAATGGACGAAGTAGCTATTTTTGACTCTACATTATCTGCGTCAGACATATCGACAATCTACAACAGCGGTACACCTTCCAATATTTCTTCACTATCACCCGCAGGTTGGTGGCGTATGGGTGAAAATGACGGAGCTACAGGAACGACAATCACAGACCAAGGAAGTGGTGGTAATGATGCAACGCTTGTCAATGGCCCCACTTTTTCAACAGATACACCATAACAACTATGAGAAACTATGTAATTATTGACGCATCGGAAGTATCTTCCGTAGATTTTAATCAAGTCCTAGAGACGAGTGCTGATACGCTTAGATACAATCTAGCTGGTACACAGACCTTTGTTAAGTTTGAGGGCGACATGCCTAGCTTTCTAGCAGGTAAGACTGCCTATGATCGATCTGAGATGTTGACTATACTAGCTAACGAAGAGTGGTCATCTGACGATCCTATATGATTAACAATGTACCATATGATTTATGAGTGATTTAAGAAATCAAACGCCATCGACCACTTACAAAGGTCTACTGCAAGTCAATGATTATAGCAATGGAGTAGATGCTACTTCTAAGTTTGTGCAAGATGGTGAAGGTACTAATTCCGCACTATCAATTTCGACCACAAAAGTGGGAGTGGGGACTTCCTCACCATCAGCACCTCTAGATGTCACATCAACAACAGGTGGTGTAGTATTTCCTAGATTAAACACAGCCCAACGGGATTTAATTAGTAGCCCGACCGATGGTGAAACCATTTTTAATACTACTACTAATCAACTTGAATCCTATAACGGTAGTGAATGGGTCGCAGGTGGTACTACAGTTGTAGCGACTGACGGCGTTACAACTGATTCAATCACTGACGATGCAGTAACCACCGCAAAAATCGCTAATGATGCTGTAACTCCTGCTAAGATAAGCTCTACGGATACCTTACTTAATGTCAATGATACGCATCAAACAATAGGTTTAGGCATACTAGCTAATGCAACAAGTAGTTTTCCAAAGGTTAAAATGGACGGAGGCGTTCAAGTTGGTGATCAAGCTCCCTCACTTACCGCAATAAATTCAGAACTTTCTGTAACAGGAAATGGTAATTTCAATCTTTTGACAGTTGAAAACACTTCTACGACAAGCACCGACCAAAGCGTTGTAGTTGTAAAAGGCCCTGTTCCTACCTTACAATTAAATGATACTGTAGCACCTACTGATCAGGGTGTTATAAATGTAAACATGACAAATGGGGTGTTAAAATTTACGCTCATAAGTGATGATACCTTAACGACTACTGACTTGGTTACAATAGAAGCTAATGGAACTTTATCAGGTACTAATGTTGTTGAGTCAAGCGGTAGTTTAAATCAAATAGTTCGTAGCTCTTCTGCTTCTAATTTAGGTTATGTCGTTCTGTATTCAGGGGGCGAGCCTGCTAATCAAAAAAGAATCAACCTAGTACCTAGTGGTGGCAAGTTTGTGGTTTCATGGGTCAATGATGATACATCCGCAGGTTTATTAGTACAACTTGATCAAGCAACAGGCGATTGGGAGCCGGGGAACAGTGGTTCACAAGATTTAGGAAGTACAGGACTTCGTTGGGATAATGTATGGAGTACAGCTGGTGCCTTCAATGGTTCTGACCAAAACATAAAACAAGACATTGAAGACCTAGATGAAGCTGAAAAACGAGTAGCTGTTAAGTGTAAGGGTCTTATTAAGAAGTATCGCATGAAAGATGCTGTTGCTAAGAAAGGTGACGATGCTCGTATTCATGTCGGTATTATAGCACAGGAACTACAAGCTGCTTTTGAAAGTGAAGGTTTAGACGCTTTTAGTTATTCAATGATTGGAAGAGATACTTGGTGGGAAGGCACTGATTCTGAAGGAAACCGCGATGTAAAATACGAAGCTACTGATGGTTACACTGAAGTAACTCAGATGTCTGTCAGATACAACGAGCTACTAGCGTTCGTAATTGCAACAATGTAATGATTTATTTCCTTTTAGCACTATGCTTCCTGACCGCCGGATGTTCCTTTCGTTCGACCTATCCTACGCTTGGAGCGATTGCCGGAGGTGCGACAGGAAGTCTTGCCGGTCCAACAGGTGCGGCACTCGGTGCGGGCATAGGTGCTGTAAGCGGAGAAGCGTTAAAAAATGCAGATGCACTCGTAGAAGCTGAAGAAACAATTGAGGCATTAACCCACGGAGATGTGAGTGCCCTAGTAGCTCAGGGAATGGCCGAGCATAAGAGTGGATTCGCTGAATTTACCTCCTATATAAAACGCATCCTGATAGGGGCGGCAGTTGTGCTTGGTTGCTATTTGGCAATACCAATTTTCGTGGCAAAAAGATGTGTCAAGACAGAAGTCACAAGATCCACCACTCGACCTCCCTTTCCGAGACCTTCCGACCAAAAATGAAAAACTTAATTCTACTAAAAAAGAAATTCGAAACACTCTCTAAGCGTGGGAAAATGATTACGATATTCGTAGGCTTAGTGCTAGGAATCATCATCCTCGACCTGTTGTTCTAATGATTGATCGCACCTCTATCTTCGGCATGGGGGGCACATTAGCCACCTTCGGTCTGTCCACATTGGATAGTCTTTTTGGATGCATAGCCGGAATCATCACCATAATCTACATGGGGAAAAAGCTATATCAGGAGTTTAAGAAGAAGTGAGCAGATATCGCAGTTACGGCAAACTAGACGATCCATTCGTGACAGAAGGGGATACCTTCTTTCTACGAATGAATGCCCGTCTGCGACCCAATCAGTTGAAGCCCGGTGAGGTAGCTTTGTCAAAGAATGGTCGCATGAATGATGATGGCACTTGGCAACCACGCAAGGGACTAAATACTTTATTTGGATCAATTACCACAGGTGAAGATGCGATTCGATTGCCTTACATTATTTTATCAGCATCTAGAAGTGATGGTGTAGTCACAATTGTACTAGATGATAAGCCTAGCTTACTATTTGTCATAGGAAATAATATAACAATCGCAGGATTATCTTTCACAGGTGATGATCCTAACGGCACATTTGCATTAACGGATGTAAACTTTAACACTCGCACAATCGAATACAACAGTGCAGGTACAAATGAAGTGTTCACAACTGTTGGATCAAATGAGACTTGGAATACCATAAACACAACCTATTTAAATCTTACTGACACTTGGTTTTCTTACGCACAGGGAGGCACAACATCAGTCGCTCAGATGGGTGACTCGATTCCTACGACAATAAACTACATTGTAGAAGATGCAGAAAGGGCAAGCAATGTTGTTACGCTCACGCTAGAGGAAACACCTTCATCCTTATTTGCTGTTGGTGAAACTGTTCATGTGGATGACATTGATGCATCAATTAATGGTAGTCACACGATAACAGCAGTTAACTCATCTGCAAAAACAGTATCTTTTGCTGATACAGGTGCAGATACCACATTTGCAACTAATCCCAATACTGTTGGTAATACATCAGTTGCATCAACGATGCAGAACTTTACTCTGAATGACGAAGCGGTTAACGGAGTTTTTGGATCAGCAGTTTACTCTGATGCAACATCTGAAAATGATGACTTTATATTCTCAGCAACCAATAACCTCTGTTTGATTGTAAGATTAAAAGATAAAAAAATTTATAAATGTAGGTATGAGGCAGGAGGTGAGACAGTTAGTGGAGTTGTGGGCATGTCTCAAGGTTTCGATAAAATGTTTATTTTTAGAACCAACAAGACCACACTTTCAGCAAGTCCAAAATTAAATCGCTTCCCAATTACATCAGCATCTCAATCGGGTCAGACAATTAGTCTTATAACTCTAACAAATCATGGACGAAGCGTTGGTGATTTTGTAACTTTAACAAGATTGGGAAATTGGGAGTTTGACCCGAATGACTGTTATCAAGTGACAAGTGTACCTTCATTAAACGAATTGACAGTCACAATGGACAACTCACAGACAAAGGTATTTAATGTGAGTGGGGCACAGGTTGAATTCTTTGAAGATTTTACAAGGGTATCAAATGGAGCATATACAGCACCTGTATACCTCACAGATACACATACAGCATCATCTAATGGTGTAGTGACAATGGATGTATCATCACATGGTTTATCTATAGGGGATGTGGTAGTGATACAAAATGGGGCATCTCCATTTGATACTTATGAGGGTCAAGAAGTAAGAGTTACTAGTGTACCAACTGCCAATCAGTTTACCTTTAACCTTGATGTTGACGATGTTACGGGCAAATCCGTAACAGTCACCCGACCACTTGCAATCGGTAAAGGATTTATACACCAACCTGCGGCTCCGTTTGGTGAGTTTCATCAGCGTAGACTTTGGATTCCCTACCAATATACATCTGACACCTCACCACAAGATCGGGGAATCAGGGATGAGTTGGTTGCTTCAGATATTTTCGACTCTGATACTATTGATGTTATTGGAAATCAGTTCCGTGTATCTTCAGGTAAAAGTGATTTCATAGTTGGTATACGAGGATTTACGCAAGACTCAGTAGTAGTATTTAATCGTAAATCTATACACCTAATGACAGGTGTCAGCGGATCTCTTGCCGATGTGAAAACTACTCAGGTAACAGATGAGGTGGGGGCAACTGCTCGCAAATCAATCGTACAGGTTGCGAATCAAATAATGTTTCTTTCTGATCAAGGGATCTACGGAATTGAGTTTATTGATCAATATAACTTGCGCGGAACGGGAACACCTTTATCAGAAACCATTCAACCTTTCATTGATAGAATAAATCAAGATTTTGCTCACCTGTCATGTGGAGTTTATTTTAACAACCGCTATTGGTTGGCAGTGCCACTAGACTCTCAAGTGGGAGCAGGGGATGCTAATCAGCTAAATACTATTTTGATATATAATTTTATCAATCAGGGATTTGAGAGTATTGATAGTGTAAACTCTACAGACTTTGCGATTCGAGAATTACTAGTAGCTCGCGAAGGGACTGAAAATGCACTTTATTTAACGACTGTGGAGGGGGGAGTCCATAAGGTAGACGCACTAGATGGTAAAGATAAGGTTTCGCAAAGAGCCGGAGAACCACTTGATAATGACCTTGGTATTGATGTAATCAGTCAATTAACAACTAGGCAATATGATGCCAATTCAATGGATCGTAAAAATTTTAGTCGGGCAGAATTTCAAATTAAATCAACCGATACAAATCCATCGGATGGGGATATTAGATTTATAACAGAAGATCCCGATTCAACATCAGAACCTGTAAATTTAAAAACACTTCTAGGCAATGAG